CAAATTACACGCTTCCGTTGTTTTAACATATATTTTTATCATATCGATCTCAGATCCTTTACATCATTCAATACAATTTTGTGATATAGTTTTTTGGTAAATGAACAATATTTATGGAATCTGCATGGAGTACAGATATGTGCATACTCACAACCAATGCAATCTTCACATACTTTTATCTTTTCTCCGATATGAGCACAGCCATGTCTAATTGATCCATCTGGAGTTAGTGTATAAAATATCCCAGTACAATTATTCTGGAGTCCTAAATGAATCGTATCAAATGTTGTACAGTTAATATTGATTTTGTTCACCCATTGATCATACAACGCACACAACCACTCATCGACATCCATATAGAATTCTCTTGTCATATTATCATCAATCAGCTGTTCAAAATGAATTACTGATATGGATGTTTTTAATTCAAGAGTATACAGTAATCCCATGAACTCATCGAGTGGAGTATCGTAAATAAGATCTGGAGTCATTGTAATTAATAATTGAACATCAATGGAATGCTGCTTTAATTTTTCCAAATTCGATAGCCATAAATTAAATTCGAAATTTGTAAATCTAGATTTATTCCATGATGTGGATACATGTATCCTATTATAGTATTGAATCAATTCATCATCCAGATTCAATAAATTTGTTGTAATCGATATAATTTTCGGATCACCGATAATGTTTAATAGACGATCTCTGAATAATGTTGGCTCTCCTCCAAATATGATTACATCGCCATCCCATCGGCGGAACTCATCCAAGAATCGATCTTCATTATATGATTCATGATGTGTTCTAATTTCACAGTGAGGACATGATAAATTGCATAAAGATGTAGGCATTGCGTAAAGTATTTTGTGCACTATTTTCTCCTTATTATACTAAGAAAATCATACTTATTCTTCAATAGGATATTTCTTAACATAAAATTATATCGATATCTGGAATCTCTTAAATATCCCATAGTATAAGATGTTTTTGCAAATTCCTCAACCGATAGATCCAATGAACAACAATTAATTCCTGCTAATTTTATCCTCCGAATAATATCATCTTTTTGATATATAATATCATCGATAATAGTATCATCATTATTCCGACCAATAAAAATAGACAATTCATCAGGAATATCAATATCTTGTGCCATATGTTTAAATATGGCATCGATTGCGTAATTGTATATTTCGCTGGCATACATTCGAATATATTTCTTTCGGACAAATGCAACATCCATATTGTTTATATAGAATTCAGCAAGATATTGTTCATAGTCGAATACATAGTCTGGAGCATATAATGAATGATACTCGTCATAAGTATAATGAATATTTTTTGAAATATATTCAAAAGTTTCTTCCATATTTGATGTTATAAAATTAGAATATTTAAATAATGAGGCATATGCCTCATTATTTAAATACATATAATTTGCAAAATCATGAATTACGTTTTTTATTTCAGAATCATTCACGATGATATATTTCTTGGATAAGTCATATGGCTCGCTCGATGTGCTCAATATTTGATCATTTAATGTATTTAATTGAGAGATCAGTTCTTTAAAAACCAATCCAGGTTTTATGAAAATATTTTTCAATGTACTATAATCTTCAACGATCAATGATATTGATGTGTTTGGTTCTGGAACCGATGATTTATCGATTAAAAATATTTTACTGAATAATCGGACAAACATGAACTAACCCTCTTCACTTGCATATATATATGATACCAAAGAATACGGATTTAATGTTTCCATAAAAAATTTATCCAATGGATATCCATTAAATCGATTTTCTATAAATTCAACATATTTATGAATAGTATCCGATTTAAATGTATTAAAATATTCCCAGAAAAAAGCAGAACGAACAATGGATATGATATTATTTCCAACAGTTAATGGAAATTTATCATGATAAGAACTCTCATCAATTGATCCGGACATCTTATCCATAAGATGTTGTGATAACGATGATAAAATTTCTTGCAACTCTGGAAAATTTTCTAGATGGTTGAATATGAAATAATTTAGAAGTTCAATTGACACGAATCTGTTTGAGCGAATGTAATATTTGGCCAAATCATTGAGCTCGTCTTCTGAAATATTTATAATATCGATATTTCGTATTCCTACATTGAATAAATATAAGAATAATGCATCATTTTTATAACTACAAGAAGTATAGTCAATTGTAAATATTTGATCGGTTGGGTCATATGATACGTCGTATATGTATTTTTCGAGCTCCTCATCCGTGAGTGGTATATGAATCATATATTCCATTTGTAACCTCCTCGTATCGTTTGCACTAGTGTCTGGTATGATGTGATCCGTGACAATTTGTATGGCAATATCTCAGATATATCGTCTCTTTTGGTAACTTTTTCCAAATTTCATAGATCTCATTGAGTTTATCAATAACATCTTTGTTATCGATTAATCGTTGATCTACATTGAAATTATGAAAGATATCGTTGATATTGATGGGAGTGATTTTCTTTAAATTTTTTAAATAGATCGGACTATCTATTGGTCCTCCGACATTATAATAGCCACCATGATATCTATTATTATACTGCTTTTGGAATGAAACCATTCTGATTTTTGAGAATATCATTAATAGTGTTCGAAATGTAATATTCATTTCATTATCTTCAATGATATTATCGGGACGGGGAACATCATTATTTGTAATTGATAAATCAACATTCCCAGAAGTAAAATACTCGTTAATTACGCTATCGGATAATAGTGATTGTAGGCTAGCTCCTCCTGCAAGTATATCATCGTTCGTAGGGCCGGTAGAAACATTGACATACTCTGTAGCTTCTCCAGCAATTACTGTATCGGCGGAAGCCTCTATGATACGATGACTTTGAAAAGATCTCTTATAGCTATAATAACACTTTGCAGGTCCGCCATTGGATTTGAAGGTATATACATTCCCGTTTTGCTCAATATGTAAATTATCAAATTCTTTTAAAGCTGTAAATACCGGATCATTTGGGTTGGATTTAAATCGAAGCAGCAATGCTGCATTGCTTAAATCCACATTATATAGGATATGATCTTGAGGAATTCGATAATAGTGATCTTTAACTTGCATTGATGGAATTGTTGCATTGCTAATTCTAGGGTGTGGAATATTTATTACCACTCCCTGAGATCTCCACGTCCATACCTTATATTTTCTAATCGCTTTATCTAAGAATGCATTAACATTGCCGCTTGTTAATACATCTGATTGATCAGATACCAGTTTAATCAGCTCATTTATTTTTGATTTTAAATCCTCGCGAGAAATGAGCTTTCCATCTTCCAATGCCATATATAATATCCTCCATATTACGCCCAGATTGCATGGAGTGATTCCCATCCCTTATTCGTATAGATATTTATTAATCTACTATTTGGGTTAATCCATACTTCCTTATCGATTTTGGGATTCGAAGGAGCACTCGTGCTCACGGTTAATCTTACCCCGTTTACTGTATCCGAATTTCCTCCATTTGCCGGAAGCGATGATGGCTTATTCAATAGATGGTGATAGTTTCCTGATGTTGCGACTTGTGCCAATCCCGTAATCATTGATGCTGGATGTGTTGGTGGATGGATATATTTATTTGCATTCCATTCAATTGAATCTAACTTCCTTCGATATTCATTTGAAAAATCATTATGTGAAAATCCAGGTTCTCCATCTTTTGCGATTGGGAGTTTAATTTTTCCTGAACGAATATCCGCAACATCTCTGACACACTGATCCCATTTATCTTTGTCAATTTTACTGATATGAAACTTAATTAATCCCATGATCGATTACTCCTTTTCCGCCATAAAATAATATTATGATAATGGTTGAAAGGGTGTTATTTGATTAACTAGTAGATTACAGAACAAAAATAAAGAGGAGGGAATTCCCTCCTCTTTTATTAATTATCACTAAATATCGCCAATGTGCAATTTTCAAGCGCGGATATATCTAAACGGATCGATCCATCAACACGATTGATTGTCATTTCGGTCGGATCGAATCCTTTCATTAGTTGTGCGAGTTCTTTCAACGGCAATGCAATTTGGTTTAATTCATCGCCATCAAAGTCTGCGTTTAGCGTTTCTTTCATATGGCTCGCAACACCATACAGTTCTCTTATGAACTTCCCTACCTTTCGATAGGATACAAGACTATATTTTCATCATATAAATATGATGCACTTCGTTTCCCGTTTCCTTGTTACCTTGAAAGTAACAACCCGTCATTTGCTTACGGGGGTACTCCTGCTGCCAGGATAGTCGTTGAGGCTGATACGATTAGAACGCTTTATTCGTTCTATTAAAGATAAACATGCCTGACTATTTTGCATATTTAACTCTTTCATGATTTCTTTTGGTTTATATCCTTTAAATAGAAGATTGATTATTTTTTCTCTAAGTTCAAGTGGATATTTTTCTTGTTTAATTCGATATAACTTAGAGATGTGGGTCCATCTTCTACCTTTTTTGATATCAGTAATATACTTTCTGTCTACTCCTGTGATTTTAGAAATTTCTTTATTACTAAGAAATTTTTCCAATAATTTGCAAACAGAATGAATTTGTTTATCTGTATAATGACTTAATGGGCTATCAGATCCAAGCCTTGATTTATTGAGCCCGGTTTTCCATGCATGTATCACATTTTCCGAACAAGTAACCCATTCAAGATTACTATATTCATTATGAGATTTATCGCCATCAATATGATTTACCTGGGGTTTATTTTCTGGATTCGGTATAAACGCTTGTGCGACAAATCTATGAACTGCCTGTTTATACGAAATACCCCGAACACTAATTGCATTTCTATAATATCCATCGTTGTCGATAAATGGAGAAAGTACTTTTTGGGTCATAGAGTTTCTAATCATCCCATAATTATTTACTTCATAATTAGTTTTTATTCCAGCAACGATAATTGGCCTCCATTCGATCGACCCAAAATAGATCCAATTGCCAACGGAAATTATTTCCATGATAAATTCACCTCCTTATTTATAGATTTATAGTCAGTATATTATAATCGTATCTTGCCTGCGGATTGACGATATATCTTTCACCTTTTTACGATACCCTGAGTAATTAATTCAGGCCACCACCATATTACTATGATGATTTCGTAGTGAAAGCTTTACGCATCCATCTATTAATAGACAGATCCAGCTTACGTAGCTGGCGTCCCCGCATATATGAAGTGATGGGCCACGCGTAGTTAACCCGGAAGTATGGCCGATGGTAGTGATAAAGTCAAATCATCGGGATCATTCTTTACCCTCCGAATTTTCATCTTTAGAATGGATCCATACGTGATTGTCGGATTTCGATTGATGACGATTGGTATTTCTTCTTCCGCAACGATTTGTTCAATGATACGATACACATCTTCATTGAATTTAAAATTCTGCTCGATGTAATTGAATGCTTTTGTGCTACTCCATCCACGTTCTCGCACCAACCGTTTGACAATCAAACCAGAATATGCCTTTGCAAACGTTTTATATGGAACATCCACTTCATCTAGTTTCAATGTTGGGTCCAGAATAATTACAGAACGAGCAGAATAGTTGAAGCAACCGCCAAGAATATTTGAGCGAATCCAGCCATGTTTCCCATCGATGATTTGGAAGTTTAGTTTCCAAATTTCATTGGCTCGCAATTGGCATTGGTATAAGTATAATGGCACTTCAATTGGTGGAGCTGTTTTTAAGTTAATGCTCATATTGACCAACGGATTGATTTGTCGGTCAATGGAATTGAAGTAATACGATTCCATCGTAATGGATGTGGGTCTTAGTGTAGTACTGTATACCGGAAGCTTCGAGCAGAAAACAATATCCTTTTCTTTGATCAGCCGTTCAATCAAATCCGCTTTCTGTTTTCGTTTGGACAAATAATATGTCATGATTTCTTCAAAGTTATGATAGAATTCATCAATGCCAATATTATGATACATCAATTGATTCTTTTTTACTTCAATGACGTTATTGTATCGACGCATTACACCGTTGGATGTAATCATATTGTCAGAAGCAATGATGTTCTCTAATATCTTTTTCGATAATGCGGATTGTAATCGATGAAAGTGTAATGGGTTGATGATATGATATGGATAGAGATTGATCCACCCAGTATAGAGCATATCAACATCTTTGTATTCGATCATCGTTCCGCACTTCGGACATATCTCCCCCTCCCATTGAGATCCAACATATTGTCCGCATGCGCATCGGAATCGTTCGACATATGCATTTGCATCTTCATATTGGGTTCCGTAACGGGGAGAGCGAGGACCATCCAGATTACGGATGGTCTTATCGATATCTGAATATGGTAATTCAGATATTAGAAAGCCTCGCCCATTAATGAGATCATATGCACATTCTGCATCAAAATTCATTCGTTCAAATTTAATTCGCATTCTGAGTCCCCTCCACTACTCGATCAACCATGATATTGAGTTTAATCTTCAATATCCCGTCGATATGATCGAATACGACTTCAAATTCTGTAGAGGCAATATCATTAATACGAACTGATGGATCATTCAATTGTGCGCACTCCAGATACAGTTGATCTGGAATTGAGCTATAGTTTACACCGGGCGGAAAGATCCTTCCAACACCGTATCCCTGTCTAAGCGCATTCGACACTTCTATTTTTATCTTCCCAAGATCGTTTCGATCCATTAGACCTGAGAGATGTTTGCTCAACACATTTTCTCGGACTGCTTTGATGTGCGGATGCTCAATGGGGCAATCTAATTTAATCATACCTGCACCTCTTCTGGAATGGGAATTGTAAACTTATATCGAGTAACCGGTTCCCTAAATTTATAATTAAAACGAATCCCAAAACCGTTTTCCTCATAATATTCCTCTTGGGTAATCTCCTCAAATACCTCAATGGAACTCACACGCATTCCACTCTGTCGATAAAATTCAGCAAGGATGAAATCGTCTGGAAAATCTGTTTTATTGATGCTCTCCGTGCGCGTATATTGTAGGTGTGGAAAATCGATACGATTTGCTTCGTGTTCATTCCTAGCAAGTTCACGCGCAAGCTGGATTATTTTTTCGGCTTCTGCTTTCAAATCGGTTTTCCCATCAAAGAACTTCCGGGTCCGAACATCTTCCGCAATCATCTTTTTGATACGTTTTGCTACCATTTTTACAAAACGATCCTTTTGCTCTTTTTGCGCAGCAGTCATAACGCAACCTCCTCCATCATCAATTTAACATTTTCTTCCCGGTTTGTAGTTCACCTCATTTTTTCTTGACTCATTAAATTTTATCTGCCATTTCAATATTGAATTTGATCATCCAACCATGATCATCGTTATAGAATACCTTTGTTGAGATATGGGTGACCTTCGGATACATATCGTTGAATTGACCCATATTACTCTTCCACTTCATATAGTCGGCGATGAATTCATCTGGAAGCCCTGTGGTATTTACACCATCTTGGAATAAGGATAATTCTAAAATATCCTTATATTCCTCTTCAATGATGTATCGGAGCGTATCAAATACGTCTGTATAGTATACATAACTATCTCGGTCTTGATCAATTCTTTCTCGTAATTCCTGAAAAATTTCTTTTGGTGAACGTCTCATCATATCCTCCATTATATCACTGATAGAAATTCGACATGGAATCGGATAACCCATCTATTCATTACGTTATCTATATAAATATATGGGGAGATATCCATAATACTCCCCTTCTCCGCAAATAATCGTGGTTCATTATCCATTTTCCATGCAAGATAATCCGATATGAATTCATCCGGGAGTCCTGTATTGTTAACACCATATGGATATATTTTCATATCGGATTCTATTGAATAATTTTCATGAACCGAATGGAATAGTTTATCAAATACGGAATTCCTTGTCGGATATCGATCTGGATGATTTTCAATATCATTCGTCAATTGTTCAACAATTTCTTTTGCAGAAAGTTTCATCTTCATATCAATACTCCATGTATATGGAAAGTGTTTTCACTTCGCCGGTGATAGTATTTCCCAGAGTATATTCATCCGTACGACTACGACCACCTCCACCACTAACCGCTTTCCCATGAACTAGTTCCATGAGCAACCATTCTTTACCATTAACCCCGTATGGAGCAAGAAGATTCCTCTGTTCACGCGTTAGCTTTGTACCACGGATTTTCATTGATTGCACACTCCCATGTTTTCAGTAGAGATATTACGATTCGCCATAATCAAGAATGTCAGAAGTTCATCGATCAATTCTCGTTTATTGATTTGAATCTCTTCATTCAATAGACCCGGCTCCTCATACAGCACAAATTTATATTTTGCATTGACAAATGTAATGAGGAACTTCTTGATCGCATCCTCATTGATGTCAATGATATTGGAGTAGAATTTTTCTACCAGCAGTTTATAATCTGGATGCTCAGAAAGATATTTGGTATCCTTCACATACATCTTATCTCCAATTGGAGACTCTTCGATATTTGCGGTCAAAATCAACGTGAGTAGACTATCCAGAATGGTATCTTTGGTCACATTATATCGACGCATAATATCTTTGCGCATAATCAGGAGTAATTTATACATATCGATATTGCGCAACAGTGCAAATTCTTGCGAGGATTCCATATACGGGAAGAAATAAATTTCAATCAATTGTTGCTGAAGCTTTCCAACGTTAAGGTTCTTCCGATAATAATTGATTTCTTCTGCCGTAATATCCTTTTCATAATCTTTATAAATCTTTTCGATATTTCGATGAATATCGAGAGATGAAAGAATGACATATTCTTCATTGAGTTTCATCTTCGAAGTACGATAGCGATCATTCTTTACATTACCATCAACATCGGGTGTCATATCCAGTTCAATCAGATTTCGACGGAATGCAGATAAGACAAAGATGGATATATGCATATTGACAATGCTACACATAAATGACATGATGCGTTCGCGCGGTTTATTCTTTGCCGCATCCCACGTTGCCGGTAATTGAAATTTGATGAAATTGTCAATGATGATATTTCGTTTGATAATATTATTGATAACAATCGTTAAATCTTTTCCATCAACTTCCTGTTGTCCAAAGATAATGCTATTGAAATTCTTTGCCGATGTCGTTTTATTTGCAACATATGCATAGATTTTATTATATACTTTGAAATCGAAGTCGAATAAGTCGAATGTTCCAATATAGAAATCATAGAACTTTGTGATATCCTTCTTCAAATCAATGCCGCGCATCACCATAAAGTGGTTGCATATAAATGATACAATCTTAATGCAGAATGCAATCTTCAACATGGCCTTGACATGGACATTTAAAAATTCTAATGATTTCTTTTTCTTTTGCAAGATAGATAACATCTCTGGATCTTTTAATGTGCGACTATTTTCTGCTTCAATATCATCCGTATAATTTTCTTCTACACAACGAATGATTTTGTCTTTCATGGATTCTGTGAAGATGGTTTGATATACGAGATCACGGAATGCATTGAAATTGACGGCAGTATAGGATGTTAGATCCTTATCGATGAGACATTTAATCTTAAATAATGCGGCAATGAGTTCTCCATCTGTATCATACATCGCTTCGAAGAAATTCAATTCTTCGCATAGTTTTGGTAGATTGGATGAATAGGATAGTTTAGTTACCTTCCATTCATTCAATGCGGAGATATTTGGATTGTTTAAATTTAGCTCTTTATCAAAATCGATGACTAAAGTTTTGGTAAAGCATCGAAATTTGATATCATCGGGATATAGTTTCCATTTAATCCAATAGGACTCCTTCCCATTGGGAAACGAATGTTTCTTATACGGCCATCGTTTCGGTTTCGCCTCCGAATCTGTTGACTGATATGCTGCATTTAATTGAAGCATTGATCCAAATCCTCCTCTAATCCTATACGTAGTCTCTTGATAATACATCAAATGATTGTAACAAATTACTCATATTGATGCATGATAGAATTCCGATTCTTAAAAATGGATGCGTCCGTTGCAATTCCAACAAATCATACCGAAATTTCGTCCCTTTCTTATTATATCCATAATCCGATGCTAGTAACACATGCGAGTATGACCCCAGTAAATAATCACTAATTTCTCTCACACATTCTATGTTTGAGAATATATAGGTAAAATTATTTACATGCGTCCGATCCACTAATTCCTTGAGAGAACCAGACACAAATTCAATATTCATTTTCCGAAAACGTTTTTTCATATCATAGATGATATTATCATCATGAATATGATGATAAATTTTTACCGGGATTTGCATATGTTGAGTTGTATAAACATCCAACATTGCAGCAATATTTAATTCTGGAGAGAGATTGTAGAGAGATGGATCTTTGGATAATATCTCGTGAATCAATTGGTCTGCTAACTCTTCATCCAATTTATTATAATAATCCAACGATTTTAAAATATTCCGATGTGGACGATTGATGTACCATTCAATGAGACTTCGTTGATTAAAATCTAAGAGTGGTTTGATTGGAAGACCAAAGGAAATATCATTTCGCAACATCTTTATGAGAGCAAATAACTGAATCGGTTTTATCGTATCCTCATATTGGATAACGAGTCCTGCACCTCCTGCAAAGAATGCATTTGTATCAAAAACTTTTCCATCTGTTACAAAACTCATTCGTATCATTCTCCTGTAAAAAAGATGAGAGGAATATTCCTCTCATCCCTTTGCATCCACTTAATCCTGAATATTCAGCTCACTGTAGTTTTGCTGCTTCGGTTGCCAAGAATTGTTCTGGTTGTTTCCATTATTCCAATTCTTGTTCCCGTTGTTCTTCCAGTTGTTGTTCCGATTATTTCCCTTCCAATTGCCATTTCCCTTATATTGGGAGCCAGTGTTGAATCCACCAGAACTGTTCTGGTTATTTGCATCATTTCCACCCAGAGACTTTACGTAATCTTCTGTAAGCTTATCTAGGTGGCGATCTGCATTAATTCCAGTCAGATAACCTGATAGGGTCTGATGGAAGATACCGAGACCGGTATCGATATGTGATTGAGAACCGTTCTTTGTATAGGAAAGCTTTGCAAACTTGAAGGAGAGTGTCTTTCCTTCCTTGTTTACCGTAAGATATGTCTCCATGGAATTGTTTTCCATCTTACGCTCAAAGAGGAGATTTCCTCCATTGATTGGAATATTGGTGCTTACCGCAGAGGTATCATTTACATTGTTTAGGATATTACCTGCAATGCTATACAGGGCATATGCTGCCGCATAATCAATGGATGTCGTAATTGCGTTTGCAGAATCATATTGATTCAGTCCATTCGCAGACTTCTGCTTGAATGGTGCAAACTTCAATGAGAGATTCAGATTATAAAATGAGATATTGAGATACGATTGATCGCAATAGAGATTGCGAATTTGTGTTGATGTTTGTGTCTTAGCCATTATTCTTTCTCCTTATGGTATTGATACATCGTAATGACATCATCGGCAATGTCTGCCAGCAGATCGGTATTCTGATAGAATCTGGGAGAATATCGAATTAGGAAATTTCCAGAAATGATATTCTCTTCGAAGTATCCATAGATGGTATCTGCTGTTGATTTATCCGTTGCTTTCCGAATAAAATCTTCAACCATTCCATCCATGATCAGCGTATGATCCATATCATCCAAAATATTGTATACTGCTGCAACAAGGTTGGTTGGATCAGCATTCGACTTCTTCATGGTCAACAATGCACGTTCGGTAAAATAATTTTTGAAATTCTTCCGTGCATCCAGAATGAAGAACTTGTAGAGAATGGAAAGCATATCATATGTGTTGGGATCGTATGGATTTGTTTCTAGGAAATTAAGTGAGATGCACAGACGGCGCTGAAACAGCGTAGAAATTAGATCGACGAAAGAGTTATAGACAATATCCAGGTATTCGATTTGATCCTCTAACAGATCGCCATCTTCTTCGATGATTTCGTCTATACTTTCTTTCAATTGTTTAAAGAAAATTTCAACGTAATTTGTACGATCTGAAGCGTCGAGTTTGATATAGTTTGAAAATTGATTGGTGAGTTCTTCGAAAATATCCTCTATTGGATAATCTCCACGAAATGCATTTTCCTTTGCTACGTCCATTCGTTGAAGGTATTCTTGATCTTGATAAATGTTGGGAGGATTGAATCCTCTCTCAACACCATCCTTTATTTCACTTCTATCCATGGAACATTCTCCTTTGCTTCGCATCTATAATATCTTATATTGTTCTCTCCTCAGAAAGATATTAATGCACTCGTTCTCTTTCCTTTCCCACTCGGTGTATTGATTGAGATTGCTTCAATACGCAATGCACTCATAATGGAATTAAAGGATGCCATTATGTCTGAAATTAGAATCTTGTAATCAATGATTGGAATCATCCATTCCGGCAATACTTTCAATTCTGCTGGAATGGAGATATACTTTACTCCAGCGTTACGTAATTGAAAGTTATCCGAATGGAATACTTCCCGTTTCAATGTTTCATAAACATCTTTGTGATCTTTGATGATTTCAAGATCTTCCTCACACATAATAATGGTTTTAACGAGCTTGATGCGGTCAAGTGAATAAATCTTTCGATCGGGATACAGAATATTCCAAATGAGTCCTCCTTTATAGCCTTGAATTTTCCAAGCACCACTAATCATCGCTTTCTGTTTGGAATCATAATAATCTTTGTATGCCGATTCCGATTTAAATTGTTGCGGTTTCAAATATCGTGTTCCACCACGTCGAAGATCTTCATAAATTTCCTTTTCGAAGTTTCGAATTTCCTGCATCATATGATGTAGATCGATTTCATCACATGCTAGAATATTATCCTTCAGGATGTTGGTAAATCGTTTCTTCACATCTCCGGTGACGCCCGATTTAATGAAATCCAACCCTTTCATTTCCAGCTTGAATGGTAACATGATGTTTCCTTCCCGAAGTGCAATGGAAGCACAGTAGCGCTTTTTCTTTGCCATCAAGAATAGCAAGCGGAACATAAATTCATTCTTCATAGTCAGTTCGGCACGAGCAGCATCATCCATATGACGGACGATTCCATAGTAGTCTAGAATCTTCAATACACAGATATCAATGAGATATGCGCAGATGGAAACGCAAATCATATCATTGTACAATCTTTTCCTACCAAAGGATTCATTTTGGAACATATCATCCAATACTGCCGTAACAAATAGGTTGGAATTGATAACGTTGGAATCCGTATCAACCAGAAGAACAGTATTGCGTTTGTGATTATTCAGCTTTGCAATACTATCCGGAGTAAGATATTCAACGAAACAATACTTCGTTGCATATTCACGCAATTGTTCCATCTCTTTCTTAATGGAATCTGGAACCTGATATGGATTCATAAACATTTCATCAGCAACCCATTTGTTATATTCACGAACATCTTTGAATTTCCCAACAAATCGATTCGGAATATCGGATTCTGAAGCTTCATAGTTTGGAAGTTTTGTTAAAATTTTCTGCAATAATTTCTTAATGGGCTCATGCGTAATCATAAACTCGTTAAGATTATTTGCATAATATAAAAATACACGTTGGTCTTCGGACAAACTCGAAATATATCGATTCAATACTGCATCATCGCCAATAAAGTATATATGGAAATGTCTCTTAATCCGCAATGCACATTCTTCTACCGATGGGATTCGTATCCATTTATCAACTTTAAAATCCTTCTTGGTTTCGAAGATACGTTCCATCCAATCATAACACTCATTGATATTAAAGAATTTTTGATTATCTCCAAGATATCCCTCAAACAGTGCGGCCATGGTTGTAATGATGCTCTGTGCCATTAGTGTTGTTGCGGCAGGAGAATATTTTGTATAAAATGCAGCAGTCGGCGTTCCGCTTCCACCATACTCTGCGTTCATAATAACCTTTTTATTTCCCTGGACGAGATCGCCTTTTTTGTATTCATAACTACCCGGCGCAAATCCGAACATCTTTTTCTTCACTGCTTTACGATCTTTCTTTAGACCGCGCAACATATTCGATGTTGGAGAACGTAGTGTAGATGGCTGCATATAGAATGTTCCATTACCAGATACTACCGGTAATTTATTATCGATATAATTTGTCAACCCGGTTAGCGTAGTCTGCCCTTTTGCTTTTGTGACATTATTATCCATATAAATCGACGGATCTTTGATAAATTCATCGTATTTACTTTTGACAAATTTTTCAATATCCGATTTAGATGCTTCTGGGTGAATACGAGCCAAAACGGAAACAGCCTGATCGATGTATTTATTTTTAATTCCCATGATTTCGAAATCCTTTCACTCACGCAGAAATTATTTTTGTAAAAATATATAATTTAACCTACCTATACGGTGAAAATGCTTACACAATTATATAATTCCGGAATTAAAATACACTACCTATCGAAAGGAGAACTTCGCTATGGCTAAACCAGTTTTCAAGCTGTGCGTTCCTGCGTTTGAGGAGAGTAAGAAGTGGATTCCTGTCACGGTTGCTGACGATCCCATTACTAGCACAAGCCAGGGTACGGCTGAGATTACTTTCCCTGCCAACACAACGGCAACGGATAAGGTTTACACGATGGAAGTTTATGTGGATGATGTGAAGCAGAACATCACGATGCCAACCGTTACGGTTAAGGCTTCGACGAGTCCTGTACCTCCCCCATTCACACTTCCTGAGGGTTCCGTGACTGCAAGTGCATCTGAACTCCCTGCTGCGGGTGGTTCCGTCACGATGACGGTTAACGTCGGTGCAGGCGTTCAGCAGAGCCCCTGATAATTGAACGTTGTTCATATTGTCAACCTGAATATAGAAGGGGCAAATTGCCCCTTCTATATTTTTTTACGCAAGTGATATATTATGATTATAACCGTCATTGTAGATTTAATATAGGAGGTATTTATTATGCCGGGAGTATCAGCCATTGGAAATTTTGTATACAACCTTCGGGAACGTAGAAAGAATCTTCAACATCTGTTTGATATGTTATTTCTTTTCAAGCATAATATTCCGTGTGAGAATCTACGTACCGAAAAAGCAACTGTGATTGCGCGTTGGCTCACGGATATTGATAATGGGCTCAATATCAATTTTTCATATCTGGACCACCCATATGATTTTTCATCTGTGAGAAGAGATTTTCACCTCAAAATTGATCATACGAATTTTAATTATGATGCATTCACATATGATGTATTCTTAACCGAAGTGGGTGATGGATCGAAATACGGTTTGGTCGACGGAAAATGTTCCATTGGTCTGTGTGCAATCGACTGTTATTATGTGATCAACACAATCATGAATCTGATTGCAATTAAGATGGGAGATACCGTAGAAGATCTTTCATTCTGTCAGATCTATGGAGAAGTTATTCCAAAGGAAAAATGGATGAGTGTGTACCGGGACACATTGATGGAAGCTTCAGTAAAAAATAAATAAAGAGAAAGAGGAGAGAATTCCCTCCTCTTTTTTATTTAATGTACTCATGTGCATATCCATCATTTGTTGTATAGAAAATTTCTCGAATTCCGCACTCTTTAATTTTTTGCATACATGCATTACACGGTCTGCACATCCGTATGGTACCGTCTTTGCTCTCTCGATAGATATACATCTTTGCTCGTGTTAGATCCATATGTTGACACTTCAACAATGAATTCATTTCTGCATGTAGAAAATGTTTACATTTTCCATCATCATCAAATCGTAATACATTTAACTTTGCTTGGTCTGGATGTGATTTGGTTTGATTCATTCCAGTTGCAATAATTTTATTTCCGATGACAATGATTGACCCAATTCGAATGCGTCGAACGGTTGATTCCAATGAAGTTTCCCTCGCAATCTGAAGAAATCTTCGATGTCGTTTTGTCAACATATTTGATTTTCACCAACTTCCTATACTACGGTATTTCGGATACAGAAATAATATATATATATATATTATATTCGTATAGGAGAATTGGTTTTCTATTTAATAATAGGAGGATTTAAAATGAAAAACCAGCAGCCTGTCGTTACACATCATCGTCTTCAGTCGATCGGAGATATTCTGGTCGCTATGCAGTGCCACCCGCTGGACATGATGCGTCTTGTCATCTATGAATCTCATATGGAAGAATATGAGGATTCTGTAACCGAAGTGTTGTTCGTTCCACTCGGACATCAACGATATGTACGCCTCTTCCGCGATATCAACGATATCAATTGTCATCCAACACTTGGCACGAAACGATATATCGGCGATACGGATACTGATGACTATCTGAAGGTTCCGAATATTTCTTCGTTCAATGCGCCGATGTTGACAGAAGAGGATGTCTTGAAATACATTGCAAAGACATTCTATGAGTATGCGGAGCCTCAAATGCATACAACGGTTACTCTTTATATCGGAAACAACGATGTTTATGCAGAGGGCGAAGGATATGAATCTTCTTACGAGAAGGAGATATCTAGCCGGGAAGAAGTGCCGTCAGCTCTTTGCAGTTAATTTCGGTTTCATAGATTTTATAGGAGGAAAATAAAATGTCATATAAGAGAGAGCAGTTTATCGAAAACCTGGATAGTATTCTTCAGGACATAGATACAATTTTCATTCTGGATCGGGGCGGGGGTATTATTGAATTACAGGATGCTGATGAGTATTATAGTGCTCCGGCACGTGTGTACTATTTCAGAAAATATCCAGAGGAATGGAAGTTCTGGTTTAAGACTGTTGGCCCAGTTGTACCTATTGCAGAGATTAAGGATGATATGGTTGGTGATCGCTGCGATGCATCATATACGTATAGTTCGCCGATTAAGGCGGCAATCATCCAACTTCTGGCAAATCGAAAGGATCTACGAGACATCATCATCGAAGTCGATCGACAGATGGTTATCGATTAAGGAGAGAGATTATGATGGTTCCATTGAGGAAAGACTATCTGAAGCAGTATTTTAGAGCAATTGCAATGCTGGGCATACTGGTAATAATACCGGTATGCGCATTGACACTTGGAGTGAATCTTGTCCATGAAGGGCATGAACTTCTGGGAGGAGTGTTATTAGCTATATTCATCGTTGCTACGTTTTGGCTCGGATATCAGGCGATGTTCATGATCGATTATATGGAAGAATTGGAGGATGACGATGATTGATCCAGCATGGACTCCGCCCGCCAGGCGGGGGGGTTGCGCCCCAAAAACAGGGGTGAGCGCCCGCCCAAAGGA